CAGATAACAATACGGCTGACTATGATTCTGTCCTTACAAAACCACTTTTATTTTACGCCAATAGAAGCAGCTCTGTTTCAAACCCAATAGCGTGGATAACCCCCACATATACATCTGTATTAACTTATTGGATGCCTGGAAATGCAATAGAAAAAGGATTTACAACAGAAAACACAGGTTATAACGGAACAGCAACAGCTACATCAGCATTTAGGCTAATTGATACTGTTAATCTAACATTCGGTTCGGTTCAGGTTGAAGATAGAGTTTTCAACGTAACAGATTCAACAACAACTAAGGTTGTTTCTGTAATCAGTACATCTGAAATAGAGCTTGAAGATGATATATTTGTTAGTGGAGATGTTTATAAAATATATAGAGTTCCCAGATATACATTGAACTTCGATGTAGAAGTAGATGAATGGACAAGGTATAATTTCGGAATAGAATCAAATACTTTATTCAGTAGATTCTATGAAAACTATATAGTAGATGCCTTCAACCCAAAGAAGCGTATATTCAAACTAACAGCACATTTACCGAATAGCGTGTTACTTAATTATAAGCTGAACGATAGATTTCAGATAGGCGACAAAGTATTTACTATAAACTCGATAGACAGTAATCTAAAGACAGGCGAATCTAAACTTGAATTATTGAACGTATTATGATAAAGAATATAATAGACTTACTGCAACTTTCTGATTGGTATGGAGTATCTCACAATGTAGATGTCGCCAAAGGAATGTATAAAGCACCATCTAACTGGGAACAAACAAAAGAAATACTCGAAAGAGTGAGACAATCTAAAGCGTACAGAAATGGCTAAACAAGAGATACTAATATCGATAAATTTAAGCGGAGCAGAGGCAGCGTCTAAATCTACTGACAAGCTATCAGCAGCAACCAAAAGACTTGCTGACCTACAGAGACAGGAGGCGATTGAACTTGAGAAAGTAAATCAGCAGATAAAGATACAAAAGGACATAAATACTGCTGCTGCTAAATCATCTCTTGGTTTAGCTGATGCTACTGGAAAAACAGCAGCGCAGTTAAAAGCAAATAGGGCGCAAGCTGGACTTAATAACGCAATATTACTTGAAACATCTCGATTAGCCTCAGATGCAGGCTACGGATTTACAGCTATTGCGAACAACTTGTCTCAGGTAATTACCTTATTTAGCAGTTTCACTAAAACTGCTGGAGGAACATTAAACTCATTAAAACAACTTGGTAAATCTATAATTGGCTCTGGTGGTGTACTCATAGCAATTCAGTTGTTAATTGCATTTGGTCCTCAAATATTTGACTTCTTTATGAGGTTAATAGGCTTCTCAAGAGAGCTTAGAGATGCGTTTAAAGGTGTTGCAGACACAATAAAAACTCAGAATGGTTCATTTGAATTGTATATAAGAACACTTCAAAGCGGGACAAAATCTCAGGAAGAAATGAATGACGCAATCGTCATGCTTAACAAGGACTTTCCTGAGTATATAAAATCCCTTAAGGAGGCAGATTTAAACCTTAAAGATGTAATAGAAGGTAATAAAGAAGCCGAAAAAGTAACTGCGTCTTTCAGAAAAGAAATAATTCGCATAGCGATGGCTCGTCAGGCGCAAATAAAAATAGAAGAAGAAGCTGCTAAAATACTTGAGATTCGAGTAGAGAGAGAAGCTGAGGCGAGAGACAAGGGATATGAAAGTTTAGCTGCTGCTCAAGAAAGATTTAACGAACTTGATATAAAAAAGAACGACAGGACTATTTCTTATAAGGAAAAAGCAGAGAGAAAGAGGCTTGAGAATATTCTAACAAGAAATCAAGACGAGATTGATGACGGTCAGAGAAGGATAGACACTCTTATTAAGTTCACGGATATTCAAGTTGAGCAAGATAAAAAAGGTAGTCGCTCAAGAAAAAGACGCGCAAGGATATTCAAAGAAGCTGACCTTGACTATGAAAAAGAACTGATTGCATCTCAAGAGAGAATAAAAAAGTTAGAGACAACTAACGAAAAAGACTTGCTTCTTATTCAAATGGACGGAATGGCTGAAAGAGCTAATCTAAAGCAAAAGGAGTTTGAAGAAGACCAAGCAAGAAGAATAAAAGACTTTTTGTTAAGTGATGCTACATTAAAAGAAAAAGAGGAAGCTGAAAGAAGATACAATAATTCTATCGCCACCTCAAGAAAGAGCTTGAATGACTACTTAATTCAGTTAGATAAAGAATATTTAGCTAAGTTAGACGATTTAGAATCTACAAGGGAGTTAGAGGATTTAGCTGGATTCGGTAGAGCATTACAAGATTTTAATACAGAAAGATTAAAGTTCCAAGAGGAATATCTAAAAAGCTACACCGATTCTGAAATAGATAGAGTAGAGGTCGCCAAACTTATTGAACAAGATAGATTCAATAACGAGATGGCTAATCTTAATGCGCAAAGAGACGCAAAGATAGCTATAGGGGAATCTACGCTGGCTATTGACCAAGAGATATTGAATGCGGAAAAAGCAAATTCAGAAGCAAAAATAGCACTTTCAGAACAAGAGAGAGATGCTAAAATAGCCATCGCAAATCAAGTTGGTAATGCTATTGTTGCTGTGGCTGGAGAGGGTTCTACTGTCGGTAAGGCTGCCTCTATTGCTATGGCTATAATGAACACCAAAGAAGCGTTTACAGCAGCGTTAGGCGCAAAGCCATACGGACCTTGGAATATAGCTCAAGCTGCTGCTGTACTTGCTATGGGTATGAAGCAAGTTAAGGATATTATGGCGACAAAGATTCCTGGCAAAGAGCCGTCCACAGGGGGTGGCGGAGGAACAATAATTGAAGCTCCAGATTTCAATATTGTTGGTGCGTCTCAGCAATCACAACTCGCCCAAGCTGTATCTACAGCACAGCAACAGCCAGTAAAAGCGTTTGTAGTAGGTAAAGACATATCTACACAACAAGAACTCGATAGAAACATAACAAATACCGCATCATTCGGTTAATTTAATACTATGAGAATTATAGAACTTTTTATAGATGAAGAAGGATTGTTGTCTGGCATAGATGCCATCTCAATCGTAGAAAAACCAGCGATAGAAGAAAACTTTATCGCCCTATCAGAAGAAAAACAAGTACAACTCGCAGAAGTAGATAAAGAAAAGAAGATTCTCATGGGTGCAGCACTTATACCCAACAAGAACATCTACAGACGTAATGGCGAGGATGAGTACTATATATACTTCTCTGAAGATACTGTAAGGAGAGCTGCCGAGTTATTTTTAATGCAGGGGAATCAAAATAGAAGCACTTTAGAGCATCAGGCAGAGCTTCACGGCTTGTCTGTGGTAGAATCGTGGATTGTAGAGGATGAAACGCACGACAAGAGCCGTAAATACGGTTTAAATATGCCTATAGGTACTTGGATGGTTTCCATGAAGGTAAACAATGACGAAGTTTGGGAAGATTACGTTAAATCAGGCAAGGTAAAAGGGTTTTCTATAGAGGGTTACTTTACAGATAAGGTCGCCATGTCTCAAATTGAGGAACTTGAGGATGAAAGCGAAGCAAAACAGATACTTTTAGAGGTCGCAAACATCATTTTAGGCGACAAATACGAGCTTGCAACGTATGGCGACTATGGAAGCGGTGTTAGAAACAATGCAAAACGTGGAATTGAGCTAAATAAGAAGGTAAATAACAAGTGTGCCACCTCTGTGGGGAAAATTCGAGCACAACAGCTCAGTAGAGGTGAAAAACTCAGTGTATCCACGATAAAGAGGATGTATTCTTACTTATCAAGAGCCGCAGAATACTACGACCCAAGCGATTCTAAGGCTTGCGGCACAATTTCATACCTTTTATGGGGTGGAAAGGCAGGTTTGGCTTGGAGTAGGTCAAAATTGCGTGAATTAGGCGAATTAGAGCTTAATTGCGACTGTCAAGAGCTATCTGAGGAGGTAGAGCTTGGATTGTACGATAAAACGTATAAGGATTACCCTGAAGCAGCCAGAAAGAACGCCAGACAGGCATTGGCTTATTACGATAGCAATAAACCACGATGCGGAACACCTCAAGCATGGCAGTTTGCCAAACTATTGGCTGACGGAAAGCCTTTATCTCGTTGTTTAATATCTGAAATGGCATCTTACAATAGATTTGAGAAGAAAAAGAACGAACCATACAATAAAGGTTGCGGAGGATTACTTTGGGATGCTTGGGGAGGCGAAGAAGGGATTCGATGGGCTGAAAATAAACTTGATGAGATAAATTCTCAGGAATCTAAATTAGACTAAATGAACAAATCATTTGAAACACCAAGCAGAACATCGCCACGCAATTCAAGAAGGGGATGTCTGTGTAAAGACGGTAAAAGATACTCAAGAAAGTGCTGTGATGGCACTTTAAGGGCGCAGGGCATAGGAAAAATCTAACAAGAATATTTTTATTTATTATTATTATATACTTTAAAGTTAAACTATTATTATGGAAGGTAAAGCAACTGCTATTCTAAAAGACATTATGCAAAAACTTTCTATGATTAACGCTGAAGAAGCAAAAGAAGTAGTGGATAACGTAGATGTTATTGCTGAGGAGGTTGCTGCTGATGTCGAAGTCAAGGAAGAAGTTGAGTTGTCTGAGGAATTAAACGAAGTAGCGGAAGAAGCTACTGAACTTGCTGAAGATTCTACTGAGGAAACCACAGACGAAGTTTCCGAAGAACTTGCTGAGGAAGAAGTAGAAGATGAGGCTGAAGTCGAAGAAATGGAAGATGATAAGTACATTTCTCGTGAAGAATTTGATGCTAAAATCTCTGAACTTATGGATTTGATTGAATCTGCAAAAGGAGATATGGCAAAAGAAAAAGAATCTTATGAAGCTGAAAAAGCTGAATTGAGTGCGCAAATCGAAAAGCTATCTGCTGAACCAGCAGTTGAGCCAATCAATCATGCGCCCAATCAAAAGGAAGAACAAAAGGCAATGGTACGCTTTGCGCAGAATCGCCCAAGTTCAACAATTAACCGAGTATTTTCTAAATTAATCTAAACAAAATGAGTAATCACAATGTAAACTTGACTGGCTCTGTTGCCAGTATCACTTCAACCTACGCTGGTGAGTTTGCTGGGAAGTATATCTCTGCTGCTCTATTAAGCGGTAAAACTTTGGCTGATGGTGCAATCACCATTAAGCCTAATGTTAAATTCAAAGAAGTCGTAAAGAAAGTTGCTTCTACTGGCATTGTTGCTGACGGAAGCTGCGACTTTACAGAAACTTCTAACGCCTTGACCTTGACTGAGCGCATCCTTCAGCCTGAGGAATTCCAAGTAAACCTTGAGCTTTGTAAGAAGGATTTCCGTAGCGATTGGGAAGCTGTTCAAATGGGCTACTCTGCCTTTGATGAACTGCCTTCTTCTTTCTCTGACTTCTTGTTGGGTCATGTTGCTGCTAAAGTAGCTGAGAAAACCGAGCAAAACATCTGGGGTGGTGTAAACGCCAATGCTGGAGAATTTGATGGTTTGACTGTACTTATGGCTGCTGACGCTGATGTAAATGACGCTGCTAACGGTTCTGAAACTTCTTATAGTTCAAGCAACATCGTAACTTTGCTTGGAAATGTAGTTGATGCAATTCCTGCTGCTGTTTACGGAAAAGAAGATTTGACCATCTATGTACCTACTATTGCTCTCCAGTCTTATGTTCGTGCTTTAGGCGGATTTGCTTCTGGTGGACAAGGTGCTGCTGGTTATGATGCAAAAGGACAACAATGGTACAATATGGGTAATGCACTTTCTTTTGAAGGTATCAAAATCCAACATGCGCCTGGTATGCCTTCTGACCACATCGTAGCTGGTGAGGCTTCTAACATCTACTTTGGTACTGGACTATTGTCTGACCATAACGAAGTTAAGGTACTTGATATGGCTGACCTTGATGGTAGCCAAAACGTAAGAGTAATTATGAGATTTACTGCTGGTGTACAATACGGCATCGGTAGCGACCTTGTATTGCAAACTCTTGCTTAATAAATAAATTGTCTAATATGGGGGTGCTAAACCCACCCCCTTTTTAATACTTATAATATGGCTTGTGATTTAACTGGAGGAAGACTAAGACCTTGTAAGGATGCCGTAGGCGGTATTAAGAAGGTACACTTTGTTGACTTTGGTGATTTAGGAACTCTTACCTATGGTAGTGCAGATGAAATCACCGATATGACAGGTACTTTTTCTTATCATACCTATGATGTCAAAGGTAATTCTTCTCTTGAAACAAATATTACTTCTTCTATGGAGAATGGAACAACATTCTTTGAGCAAGTTGTAAATTTAACACTATTCAAGCTAACTAAAGAGGATAACAAAGAACTTAAACTCATGGCGTATGGTCGCCCTCATGTTATAGTTCAAACATTTGATGATAAATTCCTTTTAGTTGGTGCTGATAATGGTGCTGATGTTACTGCTGGTACTGCTGTTACTGGTACTGCTATGGGTGATTTGAATGGTTATACACTTACACTTACCGCAAACGAAATCCGTATGCCTTCATTTGTTGATGGCGGTACTGATTCAAACCCATTTGCGGGTATGACAAGTGCTACTGCTACTGAATCTACTCAGAGAGACCCTTCATAAATTCAATAGGGGTATGAATTTAATAGGGGAGGCTAACGCTTCCCCTTTTTTTATGCCATGCAAACAAAAAGCTGAATATTTGTTACTTTGATATGCACATATTGACTACATCAACGAATCCTCAAGTGATTAAGATTACGCCTCGATATGACGTAGCTTCGCCTACACTTGTATTGACTGATAAAAGTAGAAACACAACATCAACTATTTCCGTTTCTAAGATAGCATCAACTCCATTCATGCAGTTATCTGGTTCTTTTCAGCTTGTTGAGAACAGAATGTATTCATTTGAAGTGAAAGACGGTACTGATGTTGTTTATAAGGGTCTTATATTCTGTACAGACCAATCTGATTACAGCAAATATGACACATCTGAAGGCGAATATACAGTAGAGGATTCATTCAACAATGAGTTCCACTTTATAGGTGAAACTGCGGGTGGTGGCGGAGGAACTGGTGTATCTATATGTTATAATACAGACGAAATGGATGCCGCAGATAGTATATTTCAAGCAGTAGATTTGTATTGCGTTACTGTTGATGGCGAAACCTATGATGATTGGTACGTTCCATCTAAAGATGATTTAACCCAAATATCAACAAACTTAACCCTTATACAAATTGGGCTTAGAGCCAATACTGGCTATCAAGACATAGAGCAAGGTGGTGTTGTTAATGGATTTATAAAATTAAAACAATACTTCGCCTCTACTGAAGCTAACGCAGCAGAGGCTTGGATATTAGCCCTACCAAAGACAAGTGGCTCTGGTATTGGAACAGACCTTAAGCAACCAATAGAAACGGTATTAAACTATTTAACTGAATTTAGACCCGTTAGATTTGCCACATCTGCTGGTGCATTAGAAGCTGGTGAGAAATATGGAGGAGGTATTGTTGGCGGAACTACAACAGTTGATGGTGTTAGTGGTTACTTAATTGTATCTCCGACAAGAGTATCTGGAACAAGAGATTGGAGTAATCTTGGTAACACCGTAACTGGCGCAACAGATAATACTGACGGAAAAGCCAATACAGACACCGTATTAGCATTAGAAAACGCATAATTATGAGCAATAAAGCAATAAAATACGCCAAGAATCGCCCACTTCCACAAGTGAAGGATGGCAAGATACATATCGTAAATCTTGGCTCATATTCAAGACCTGATATAAAAGAATATCGTAATCAGGATTGGATTTCTTATGGCGATGACAATAACTACTTTGAGTATCTTATAGACAGATATAATGGGTCGCCAACAAACAATGCTGCGATAAATGGTATTGCAGAAATGATTTA